GGTCATCCCAAGATCCTGGCCCAGGCCATCCGCGAAGGCTGGACCGCCGAGAAGGCCGAGCTCGAAGTCCTGCGCGCCTCCCGCGCCCAGGTCCCGGCCATCAACTCGGGTAGCATGTCCGGCGTGACCGACTTGGTTCTCCAGGCCGCCGTCTGCCTGTCCGGCCGCCACTCCGAGGTCGAATCGATGTTCGACGAGAAGACCCTGGAAGCCGCCGCCAAAAAGTTCCGCCGTGGCATCGGTCTCCAGGAGATGCTTCTCGAAGCCGCCTGGGCCAATGGCTACCAGGGCCGCAGCTTCCGCCAGGACAGCGCCGGGGTTCTCCGTGCCGCTTTCGGCCTCCAGGCTTCCGGCGGGTTCTCCACCGTGGACATGCCCGGGATCCTGTCGAACAGCGCCAATAAGTTCCTGCTGGACGGCTACAACAGCGTCGAGCAGTCGTGGAAGAAAATTGCCGCCATTAAGCCGGTAAACGACTTCAAGACCGCGACCAGCTACCGGATGACCGGCGATGACCAGTACGAAAAGGTCGGCCCCACCGGCAGCATCCCCCACGGCACCGCCACCGAGCAGAGCTTCAGCAACAAGGCCGACACCTACGCCAAGCTGCTGGGCATCAGCCGCACGGACATGATCAACGATGACCTGGGCGCGATCACCGCCGCCCCGCGCAAGCTGGGCCGTGGCGCTGGCACCAAGCTGAATGACGTCTTCTGGACCGAGTTCATGAATAACTCGGCCTTCTTCACCAGCGGCAACGGGAACCTGATCACCGGCAGCACGACCGCCCTGAGCATCGACGCCTTGTCGAGCCTGGAGCAGTTGTTCCTTGATCAGGTGGACACCGAGAAACGCCCCCTTGGCGTCAGCCCGTCCATCCTGCTGCTGCCCACGGCCCTCTCGGCCTTCGGTAGCGCCATCGCCCGCAGCCTGGAAGTCCGTGACAACACCGCGAACACCAAGACGCCGACGATGAACCCCCACGCGGGCAAGTTCGAGCCGGTGGTGTCGGCCTACCTGGGTAACACCAAGTACGTCGGCAACAGCGTGAAGGCCTTCTACCTGCTGGCCAACCCCGCCGACCTGGCCGCCATCGAGGTGGCTTTCCTCAACGGCCAGGAATCGCCCACCATCGAAACTGCCGACGCTGATTTCAGCACCCTCGGCATCCAGATGCGCGGCTACCACGACTTCGGCGTGGCCAAGCAGGACTTCCGCGCTGCCGCCAAGAGCAAGGGCGAAGCCTGATCAGTAGCCACTGACGCTTGAGCCCGCCCGGCGTGGTGCCGTGGCGGGCTTCGGCGGCAAGCCCTCCCCAACCTTTTAAGGACTTCGGTCATGACCATTCGCGCCGCTTTCGTCCAGTGCGACGATAACCTTCCCTACACCCCTGCCGCCGCTCTCGATGGCGGTTCCGTCGTCCTGCTGCCTGATGGCCGCGTCGGCGTGACCCTGACCGCTATTGCAGCGGGCATCCTCGGTTCCGTCGTGACCGAGGGCATCCTCGACTTCAACAGCGCCTCCGCCACGGTTTTCGCTGAGGGCGAGGATGTCTTCTGGGATGCCACCAACTTCCTGGCCGTCCCCGCTGGCGATGCCAATGCTAGCTACCGTGTCGGCCGTGCGATCCGCGCCAAGGTTTCCGGCGATCTGGTGGTTCGGGTGAACATCAACCAGGCCAGCGGCCTGGCCCTGCGCCAGGTCATCACCGCCAACGGAACGGCCGTGACCAATACCACGACCGAGACGGTCATGGCCTCGTTCGCCATCCCGGCCGGTGCTCTCAAGCAGGGCCGGATCATCGACTACTTCGCCGCCGCCATCGCCACCGCCACCAACGGCACGGACACCTTCCGCTACCGCGTGCGCCTTGGCGGTGTGGCTGGCAGTGTCGTGGCCGATACCGGGGCCATCGACCTCGCCAACAATGATGTCGGGGTCATTGCCGGTCAGGTCGTGGTCCGCGAAGACGGTGCCAGCGGCTCCATCGTCGGTGCCGCTCACGGCATGCTGAAAACGACCGGATTCAATACCCTGCTCGACGCGACCAGCGTTGACACGACTGCCGCCCTGACCTTGGTCCTGACCTGTACCCAGAGCGCGGCCAGCGCCAGCAACAGCGCCCGGGCCAGCGTCTTTAACGCCATCGTGCGCTGAGGGCAGGCGGATGGCCAGCGCGTGGGCATCGTACATGGACACCAAGGGGCGCGCCCTCTTGTGGTCTGCGCATGCCGAAACGCTGGTCATCCGCCCCGATGGCGTGACCGCTGGCACCATTCAGGGCATCTGGAAACGGGTGAACCCGGATGGAGCCCAGGAGGCCGACGGGGCCGGAATGGTGACGTACACCGGCCAAGCCCTGTTTGTGGTCAAGCGCGACGATTTCACCGCCGCCGCCGCTTACACCAAGACCGAAATTGACCGAGAGGGCGAGACGTGGGACGTGCGCCATGTTGAGCCGCAAGACCAATGGACCTACGTCCTCCACCTTTCCCGCCGCCGTAAAGCCCTGACCAACCCCCGCCGCTGATCCCATGCCCGTCACCCCCACCGGAATACTGAGCGAGCCCCTGGCAACCCTGCGCGCCTTGCTTGCTGCATGCCCCGCCTTCCAGGCGTGGGTCGGAGCCGCGTCGGAGGCCGAGGCCCTGGACAGGATCCATCTCCTGGTGGCCCCGGCGGAAGGTCCGTATCCGCTGGCTTTGATTGACTTCGGGGACGTGGCCAGGGAACGCCAGGCCATCACCAACGCCGCGAAGTGGAAGATGCGCGCCGGGTCTGACCTTTTGTTGTGGCTGCGCTCCGAGGCCTCGGGCGATGAACCCGATGCCACCTTCACATTCACCAATGCCGTTGGCGCAATTCTTGAGGAAATGGAAGCCCGGGCTGGCGACTACTCCAAGGGGTATCCCGGACTGACCGCCATTGAAATGCCGGTGCCTCCCCAGCGTACCGAAGAAGAAGACCGCCCAAGCGAGGGCGATGTTTTCGAGGTCTGCTTCTCCTGCACCCTGTCGAGGGCGGCATGAGTTCCATGAACGTCCAGATCCTGGGGCAGAAGGAATTGGCCGCCAAGCTCCACCGGATCGGCGGCCCGAACATCCGCAAGCTGGCCCGCAAAATCAGCATGACCGCCATGGCCCCGGTCCTCAAGACCGCCAAAGACAACGCCCCCATGGGACCGACCGGACGCCTCAAGGCATCCATTGGTCGCCTGGCCAGCCGCAACAAGCGTGGCGATGCATTCACCGCCCGAGTCGGCACCCGCCGCGATTTCGCATACCGAACCGCCACCGGGGAGCACCGGATGAGCGGACGCAAGGCGATCTCGGACAAGATGAAGGCCAAGGGCATGGTCCGCGACAAGAAGACCGCCCAGCAATACGCCCGGGTGATTGAGTTCGGCAAGGATCGGAAAGGCCGCATCCGCCGCCGCGCTGGACCGGCCATGTTCCTTGAGAACGCCATCCTTACCCATCAGCGGGCCATCATCGGCACGGTTTCCACCGAATTTCGCCGCCATCTCGCTTCCGCTTCCACCTGACCCAAGGAACCACCCATGCCCACCATCGCTCTTGAAGGCACTGGCGCGACCATCTCCTTCAACACCAGCCTTTTCTCGTCCGACCTGATCAGTATCACGCTGCCCGAGAGCACCCGCGAGGTGATCGACACCACGCACCTCGGCACGACCACGGCCAAGACCAAGAAGCCCGCGAAGCTGATCAACGTGGGTGAAATCTCCTGCGAGTTCGACCACGATCCCGCCGCCGTTGACCTGGCCAAGCGCGACCCGGAACAGATCACGATCCGCTACCCGCTTTTGACCGGCCAGTCCACCCCCACAACCCTGGTCTTCAACGGCTTCGTTTCCACCCAGGGAGGCGAGGAGATGAAGGTCGATCAGCGTATGATCACCAAGGTCACGATTGTCGTGAACGGCGACATCACCAAGACCCTCGGGTCCTGATCATTCCCACCTCCTGACCTCAGAAAGCACCCCATCCCATGGTTGACATCTCCATCACCGCCGCCAGCGTCCTCCCCGGCACCGAATCCGAGGGCGCGCAGTTTGAAGCTGGCATCGCTGGTGCCGCCATCACGGCGGGCCAGGCCCTCTACCTCGATTCGTCCACCGGCACCTACAAGCTGGCCGACAACAATGACACCAGTGCCGCCTTGGCGGTCGTGCGTGGCATCGCCCTGCATGCCGCCGCCAGCGGTCAGCCGATCAAGCTGCAGACCCGTGGCCCGATCACCATTGGCGCGACCGTCGCCAGCGGTTCGGTCTACGTCCTCAGCGCCACCGCTGGCGGCATCGCCCCCGTGGCCGACCTCGCCACCGGCAACCGCTGCACGATCCTGGCGGTGGGCATGAACGGGTCCACGACCCGCGTCAACCTCCAGCCCTACGCCTCCCAGGCGGTGCGTCCGTGAGCGCCACCAAGGCCCGGATCTTGGCGGCCTTGGCGCAGTTCGCAGCCAAGGCCATCGAGGTCCCCGAGATGGGCGGGACGGTCTACGTCCGGCCCCTCACCGTCGCTGGCATGGCCCGCATCCACGCGGTGATGTCGGACGCCAACCAGGGCATCAAGGGCTCTGATGCGGAATCCGCCAAGGATGCCACGATGCGCGCCCGGGAGCGCACGTCATCCATCATGCTCATGGACTGCATCGTGGACGAAACCGGAGCCCGCATCTTTGCGGACTCCGACGAGGCCCTGGTCGCAGCCATGCCCGGCAAGGTGGCGGAAGTCCTGCTCTCCGCGATTGAGAGCATCGGCGGCCTGACCAACGAGTCGCCGGGTGTTGCCGCGGGAAACTGAATAGCGACCCGGTGTTGCTGGTCTGCTTCCGCCTTGCCAAAGACCTCGGCATGACGGTGGCAGACCTCTCCAGCCGGATGAGCTGGGACGAATTGCTGCACTGGATCGCCTACTACACCCGCGAGGCAGACCTTGCTTTGCCGCCCGATAAGCGGCCAATCAGACCGAAGAACAAAGAAGAGGCCGCCAAGGCCATCGACCGCCTGCTAGGTGGTCGCGCTAAGATCGTCCAACCTTCCGCCGAAAGCCAGCCATGAGCGTCCCCGCCCAGTTTCTTGACCTTGACACCAGCAAGCCCGTTTCGGTGTCGAGCAAAAACCCCATGCCGATGGCAATGGCGAGCCCTGTCATCGATTGCTCTTTCGCCAAGTCCGGCAGCGGATTGGTTGATGCCGACAAGGCCAAGCAACAGGGTAACACCCCGTCCGGCATGACGGTTGGGCAGCGGTACTCAAACCTCAATATTGACACCGGGACCGATGCCGGGGCCGAGGTTCTCATTCGTTCGCATGAGGCTTTCTCCGGTGCGC